CATGTGGCTCGAAGGACGAACTCACGCAGACACCGACGAGCCGGCCACGCAATACGCTGCGTTCCGCAGACTATGGAACAACGGCAAAGGGTGGAAGCATTGGAAGGCGTCGCAGCCGTGCTGGTCGCAATGGATGCGCATCGATGACGACGGACGGGCGGTTTGGCAATGAGTAGCACGTTGCAAATCTTGGAGTTTTGGCGATGGAAGCGCTTAGAGATTGACGAGGAGATAAAGCAACATCCTGATCGCGACGACCTGCGTATTTGGCGCAGTGAGATCACCGTCAAGATTGAAGCACTACAGCGCCAGCTACTGCAAGAACAAGCGGAGAAAAGACGATGACCTGCACATTGCATACCGGCGACTTTCGCGACGTCGTCTGGCGTGGTGGTCGTGTCAACTTGACGGCAATGCGATAATAAACGCAGAGGAGGACGAAGCATGACCAACGTACAACCACCAATCCCCAACCCGGTTGAACTGAATCTCCCCGGCGGAACCTACACGGCAACGCAGACGTTCGTACAGGTCGACAAAGCGGGCCAATGGTTCGCCACGTCGATGAGCGCATACGGAATCATCTCGAAGAAGTTCGCCATTCACCTATGGTATCGTCGCAACCTCGAAGCGCAGTGGTCGCTCATTCAAAGCTACGAAGACGCACACGGCAACATCACGGTCATCGGCAATGAGTTGTATTTCATCGTCAACCGTATGAACAAATCAGCGTTCATGAACAAAGTCTTACGCTGGGCCGGCACGCGGTCATGAGCTACGCATACGCATTGCTTCAGTGGCGCACGGTCGACGAGTTCCGTGCGCATCTGGCCAAGTATGTGCCAAGCGTCGCACCGTGGGCGAAGGGCGTCGTATTGCATCACACTTGGCGACCAACACCGAGCCAATGGAACGGCAATCGTACAATGGATGCAATGTCGAGCCGATACGAGGCCATGGGATGGCGAGGCGGTCCACATCTGTTCATCGTGACCGGATCGCCGAAGGTCGAGAACGACGGTATCTGGCAAATGTGCCCGCTCAACCTTCCCGGCGTTCATTGCTCAGACATTCGCGGAAACAACACGATGTGGGGCATTGAGGTCGTTGGCGACTACGACGTGCATGATTGGCCAGACGACCTGCACACGATGGTCAGAGCGACGACCTTGGAGCTTATGAAGTGGCGCAGCATCACAGTATCAAAGGATACACTCAAGGGCCACCGCGAATACCCAGCGGCAAAGAAGACGTGTCCGGGCACCGCGATCAACATGGACACCATACGTACAGAATTTAGAGCGTACCAAGGATGACCATGACAGAATCACTAGAAACGAAGTTGGCCCGGGTAGAGACGAAGCTCGACGCGGTGTTGGCACGTCTCGAAAACGGCGACGCCAACTTCAAAGAATTCGAAAAGCGCATCGCAACACTTGAGAAACAAGTCTACGCCGGTGCGCTGATTATTACGTGCGTGTGGGCGGTGTTTCTGATTTGGATTCGTCAAGAGATAGGAGCCTAGTATGAAACCATGGTATCAATCGAAGACCGTATGGGTGAACGTGTTGACCTTGGTAACGATGATTATCGGCACGGTCACACAGTGGCCCGAAATGAAAGACTTGGTTCCGCAGCTGGCGTATGCGTTGGCAATTCTCAACGTGGCGCTTCGGTTCATCTCTTCGGAGAAAATCGGGTGACCATCACCAAGCGCAAAGAGGGCGAATACAATCTCCCGGGTCGTCCGCTTTGGTGCGTTCCGTTCTTACGTGCGTATTCGAAGACGGGCAACATTAGCCAAGCGCTGACCATCGCAGGCGTATCAAGACGCGCAGTGTACAAGCTGCGCGACGTGGATGATGAGTTTCGACAGGCCATCGACGACGCACAAGAAGACGGCGCGGACGAACTCGAGAGCATTGCGAGAGATCGCGCAAAAGCCGGCAGCGATGTTCTTCTGATATTTCTTTTGAAGGGGCTTCGACCTTGGAAGTACCGAGACAATCATCATGTCGTTAACACCAACACGCCAAGCGACTACGCCATCGACCTCAGCGCTCCCGACGATCCGGCACAGTTCGCAGACGTCACCCCAAAGGGCATTCTGGGCGAGTGACGCAAGGTTCCGGCTATTCGTCGGCGGTCGTGGCTCGGGTAAGACCCGAGCCGGCGCGGTGGAAGCACTGCGTCAACCAAAGGGCACTACGGGATTGGTCGTGGCTCCAACGTATCCAATGCTTCGGCTTGGCGCAATGGAGACCATTCTAAAGTTGACCGCGAAGGCAGGCATCGTCACCGCGTGGAACAAGTCAGAGATGGAACTACGGCTTATCGGCGACCGACGCATCATATTCCGCAGTGCTGACAACCCCGACCGACTGCGTGGCGCCAATGCGGGGTGGCTTTGGCTTGACGAGGTCGCTATGATGGATTCAGACATATGGCCGCTGAGTATTGCGACGTTGCGCGAAGCACCGGGTCGAGCTTGGATGTCGACGACGCCACGCGGGAAAGATTGGGTCTATGAGTTGTTTACTGGCGACCATCGCGACTACGCCACGATCCGAAGTAAGACGACCGACAACACATTCCTCGATGACACCTTCGTGTCGACGTTGAAACAGTCGATGACGTCTGAGATGTATCGCCAAGAAGTCGACGGCGAATTCACCGACCCAATCGGCGCGTTGTTCCGTCGAGAATGGCTTCGTGTCGGCGACATCAGACCGCACGGCGTTAAGTGGTTTCGCTATTGGGACTTAGCGACGAGTACGAAGCAATCAGCGGACTATACTGCCTCCGTGCGGTGTTGTTTGCACGAAGGGATACTCTACATAGCCGACGGCATCCACATGCGCGCAGAATGGCCCGACGTGCGTCGTGTGATGATATCGACGATGCTATCCGAAGAGAACACGACGCACGGGATTGAAAAAGCCATGAACGGGTTAGCAGCGGTTCAAGAACTGCGCAGAGTTCCGGAGTTGGCGTCGGTGCCGTTTCGCGGTATCGATGTGAAGGGCGACAAAGTACAACGGGCGATGCCATGGGCCGGACGAGCGGAAGCGGGCGCAGTGCGCATCGTTGCCGGTGCGTGGGCTCGTGATTTTATAGATGAAGTCGTCGCATTTCCAAGCGCAGCGCATGACGACTACGTGGACGCAGTGAGCGGCGCGGTCGGTATGCTCAGCACGCCAAAGATAGAATGGAGTTTTGCTTAATGCCTATTCAGTATCCCAACGGGTGGCTCGACACGATGAACCGAAGCGGGAAGTTGTATTCGGCGGCGGATGCATACCGCATGGTTCCAATGTTGTATCGTGCGGTCAACCTTCGAGCCGATGCGCTATCATCGGTGCCGTTTCAACTTACGCGCAATGGCGAACCGGTGGACTGGCCGTGGCAGATGAATCTTCCCCAGCTCATCAAAGACACCGAGCGCAATCTACTCATCTTCGGCGCAGCGTATTGGCTTCGTGTCGTCAAAGGGCGCACTCTGACCGGCTTCATATCTTTAAACGCAGCAAACACGACGTGGTTCTTTGACCAAAGCAAAGCGGACATCTACGAACCATACCGCGGGATGACGTGGTCGCAGACGTTAAACGGTCGGCTCTACGGCCCGTGGACGATGGACGATATTGTTTACTTCCGCGAACCTTCGTTTATCGAGGACGTCGGCCCGGGCTTAGCACCCGCTGCGGTCGCTTTGCAGAATGCGCAGTTATCGCATTACCTGACCGCATTCGCCACGGCGTTCTTTCAAGGTGGCGCGCAGCCGGTGACGGTGATGAACCTTCCGGAATACACCGATACCGCAGAGATAGAGCGCTTCAGTGCGGACATCAACGCCAAAGCCGGCGGCGGTATTCTCAACGCGTTCAAATACCTGTTCTTACGCAGTCCCGATCTGAAGGTTACCCAGTTAACGCCAAACATCGACACGATGCAAATGCCGGAGTTATCCGAGCGGACCATCACGGCCGTAGCGGCGACGCTTGGCGTACCGCGTACTATGCTCGAAGCATCGGCGGCGAACTACGCAACGGCAGACTCCGACCGGCAAAGCTTCTGGCGTGAAACCATCGTTCCGCGACTCAACATGTACGAAGCGGTTATCAATAGCCAACTACTCAACCCGTTAAAGTATCAATTCAAGTTCAACCCAGAGATGATGGATGTATTCCAAGCGGACGAGGCAGCGCGGGCCGGTTCATTCCTTCAGTATGTTCAAGGTGGAATTCCGGCGCGGTCGGCGGCGATGCTACTCGGCATCGACAACCTTGACCAGTACTGGCCAGCGGACGAAGCACCGGCACCAACACCGGACGCACCAAGCGAACCATTGCAAGACACCGAGCCGGCGCTGACTACTCCGGAAGTAGTCGAAATACCAGCCGACGCAGAAGCAAAGACCGCAGAGTGGGCGCTACTCTCAAAAAAAGTCGAGCGTAGGATTAAGAGCGGACGAGACCCACGAACCTCGTTTGATTCTGCGCTGATAACCGCTGAAGAGGTCATCGCAGTCATGGCGAGATGCTACAAGGGTATGACCGTCGCTGAAGTCCACGAGATTGTCAACGCCATCAAAGCACCGGTCGACGACATGACACCGGATGAACTGCGCATCTATAACCGAATTATCAAAGAGATGCGCGCAAAGGGTGAACAGTGGGCAAAGGATATCTACAACAGCGACACGCCAGAAACGTCTCTGCGCGAAGTCATCAAGCCCGTACTCGATACCGAACTAAGCACGACGATGGGCAAGCGATTGGACCGACTCGGTACGCA